ATTAATCTTTGCGTACGGGTAATTTTTGGGATAGGGGGGGGTGAAAACTCCCCATGAATGATGACAGATGCCAAATCCATGACGGTCGTGTCCGGTGGGTTTGGGGGAGCTACGTCTGCGGCTTCCGTCATCGCGTCCGAGATCCCGGCGCCGCCGCTCAAGCTGACGCCGACCGAAAAGAAAGCCTGGGATCACGTGACCCAGGCGCTGCAAGAGTACGGCCTGATCCATCGCACCGACGCGATGATGATCGCTGTCATCGTCCGCACCTTTGCCCGCTGGGTTGAAGCCGAAGATCAGCTCAACCGCTACGCCAAGGACAACGGCGGCAGCTACATCGTCAAGACGCCGAACGGATTCGAGCAGCCGCACCAGCTTTTCTACCTGGCGCGCACGCTCAAGCGCGAGCTGCTGCAGTGGTTGCCGGAAGCGGCAATGACCATTCCCAGCTTTAGCAAGATGTTGGGCGAGCGTGCCCGGCCTGAACAGGGCAGCCTGTTTGAAGACCCGGTAACTGCGCACCGCGACCGCCGCGCCGCCATCGGCATGAGGGCCGTGCAGTGAACGCCCGCGCGACGCCGGCCATGCTTTCATACGACTGGGACGCCTACGGCCGCGACGTGCTGGCCGGCAAGATTCCCGTCTGCAAGCTGACCCGGCTCGCCATCGAACGCCACTACCGAGACCTCAAAACCGGCGCAGAGCGTGGCCTCTGGTTCAGCCAGGAACATGCCCAGCACGCGCTGGAAACCTTTTTGTTTTACCGGCACAGCAAGGGCGAATGGGCGGGCCAGCAGTTCGAGCTGGCGCCCTGGCAGCAGTTCTGGATCGCGCTCGCCTTTGGCTGGATGCGCGCAGATGGCACCCGCCGCTTCCGTGAAGTCTGGGAGGAAGTCCCGCGCAAAAACGGCAAGTCCACCAAGATCGCAGGCATCGGCATCTACCTTTTCCAGTTCGATGGTGAAGGCGGCGCCGAGGTCTACACCGCCGCCACCAAGATGGACCAGGCGCGCATCACGCACAGCGAGGCCGTGCGCATGGTGGAAAACTCCCCGCTGCTGCGCCGGCACATCGGCATCCGCCGCGACGAACTGCACAACCCGGCGCCAGGCCGAGCCGACAAGTTTGAACCGCTGGGCCGCGATGCCAAAAGCCTCGACGGTCTCAACCCGCATGGCGCCCTGCTTGACGAAGTGCACGCCCATCCGGACCGCCAGTTGTACGACATCATCAAATCCGGCGTCGGCGCCCGCCGCCAGCCGATGATCTGGATGATCACCACCGCCGGCTTTGACCTCAGCAGCTTCGGCTACGAACAGCACCTCTACGCCGAGCAAGTGCTGAACGGCGTGTTCGACGATGACGAATTACTCGCCATCATCTACACCGTCGACGACGCCAACAAATGGCAAGAGCCTGAAGAATGGGCCAAGGCCAACCCGAACCTGGGCGTCAGCGTCCACCTGGACAACCTGAAGGCCGCCTGCGAGCAGGCCATCCGCAAGCCCACCGAGCAAAGCAACTTCAAAACCAAACGCCTCAACATCTGGCTGACGGGCGGAGAAAGCTGGATCCCGGTGCAAGACTGGCAAGGCTGCGCCGATCCCGAACTGACCCTGCAAGACTTCGCTGGTGAAGAATGCTTCATCGGCATCGACCTCGCAGAGAAGAACGACATCGCCGCCGTCTGCCTGATCTTCCAGCGTGGCCAGAAAGTGCATGCCTTCTTCCGCTACTACTACCACGAAGACGGCGTGAAAGACCCGAAGAACCAGCACCTGAAACGCTGGGCCGACGAAGGCTATCTGATCACCAACGAAGGCAACGCCACCGATTTCGACGTTATCCGCGCGGATCTGAACGCCGACCTGAAGCGCCACCAGATCAAGGAAGTGCCCTACGACCCGAAGTTTGCAGCCTACTTCGCCGCCAAGTTGCTGGAAGACGGGCTGCCGATGGTCGAGATCAGCCAGACCAGCAAGCATTTCACGCTGCCGATTATTGAGATTGAGAACCTGGTGCTGACCAAGAACCTCACGCATGACGGCAACCCGGTCACTACCTGGATGATGAGCAACGTCCTCATGCGCACCAGCAAGTTCAGCGGCCTGAAGCACCCGACCAAAGACAAGCCCGAGCAGAAGATCGACGGCCCGGTTGCCATGCTGCTCGCCGCTGGCCGTGCGCTGTTGTTCGCGCCAGATGCCGACATCAACGAATACCTAAACGCACCCATATCCGCATGAGCCTGCTCACCACCCTTGGCAGTTGGTTTCGCTTCGGCGGATTCTCCACTGGCGACCGCACCGGCACCCAGATCAGCCAGCCAGCCACCGCACTGATCGACAACACCCGCGCCGCCGGCCCGGATGGCGCCTTGCAGATCAGCGCCGTGTGGGCCTGCGTGCAACTGATCAGCAGCGTCATCGCCAGCCTGCCGCTGTTCGTCTACGAAGAAAAAGGCAAAGGCTTGCGCGACTTGGCGCGCGGCACCTCGCTCTGGATGCTGCTGCACGACTCGCCGAACAGCCGCATGACGCCGCTGGAATTCTGGATGGCAATGCTGTTGAACCTGCTGCTGCGCGGCAATGCCTACGCCCGCATCGAACGCGGCGCCAACGGCGAAGCCTACTCACTCTGGCCGATGTCGGCCGACCAGGTGGAGCTGGCCGTATTGGCAGATGGTACCAGCGTCTATCAGTACCGCATCGGCTCAGACATCGCCATCCTGGCCGCTGAAAACGTCCTGCACCTGAAAGGCCTGGGCAACGGCACCATCGGCCTCAGTCGCCTCGACTACATGCGCGCCACGGTGGACGAAGCCGCCAACGGCCAGACCGCAGCCAATCGCCTGTTTGCCAACGGCGGCAAGCCGACCGGCGTGCTGATGATCGACCAGGTGTTGAACGCAGACCAGCGCGCCCGGCTGCGCGCCAACTTTGAAGAACTGGCAACCGGGGCCACCAGCCGCCTGTTTGTGCTGGAGGCAAACATGAAATACCAGCAGGTCAATCTCAGCCCTGCCGACATGCAACTGCTCACCACCCGGCAATTTACCGTCGAAGAAATCTGCCGATGGTTTGGCGTCCCGCCGGTCATGGTCGGCCACGCCAACGTCACCACCTGGGGCAGTGGGGTTGAACAGATACTGGATGGCTTCTACAAAACCGTCATCGGCCCGGCCCTGGTAAACCTTGGCCAAGCCATCCGCAAGCGCGTCCTCACCAGCAGCCAGCGTGTGCGCTACAACGTCGAATTCAGCGCCGACGCCCTGCTGCGCGCCAACCAGAAGGACCGCGCCGACATCTACGCCAAGCAAGTGCAGAACGGCCTCAAAACCCGCAACGAAGTCCGCCAGTTGGAAAACGACCCGCCCATCGAAGGCGGCGACACCCTGACCGCTCAATCCAATCTCGTACCGCTCGACAAGCTCGGGCAAGTCAACCCAACCGGAGGCCAAGATGCTGGCACACAAGACCCTATTGCTCAGTGATTGCGCCATCAAGATGGCCGATGACGTCGCCACCTTTGCCGGCTATGCCAGCATGTTCGGCGGTGTCGACAGCTATGGCGACACCATCATCAAAGGCGCCTACGAATACACGCTGAAGAAAAACGGAAAGCCGAAGATGTTTGTGCAGCACGATTCCAGCATGCTTCCGGTTGGCAAGTGGACATCCGTCAAGGAAGACGATACCGGCCTCTATGTCGAGGGCGAATTCACCCCTGGCATGGCCCGCGCTGCAGAAGCCCGAGCCGCACTCAAGCATGGCACCGTTGATGGTCTGTCCATCGGCTACATGCTCAAGGCCGGCGACTATGAAGACCTCACCGATGGCAAGCGTCTGATCAAGCGCGTCAGCCACCTGGCCGAAATCAGCATCGTCACCTACCCGGCAGATGGCGCCGCCCGCGTCGATCTGGCCAGCGTCAAGGCTGAAGACTTCGACGCCATCGAAACCGTCACCGATTTTGAACGCCTGCTGCGCGACGTAGGGGCGTTCGACAGGCAATCAGCAAAAAAGCTGATTGCCAAGGCCAAGCAACTCTTCAGCAAGCGAGACGCCGACGAAGAAGTTCAGGCCGAAGCAAAAGCCCTCAGCGAACTGATGCACCGCATCCAGCAAGCTGATTCGCGCATCCCGCAGTAACCCATACCCATCTGAAAGGAAACACCATGAGTGACCTGTCCGCCGTAATGAAAGCCGTCGAGACCATCGAAACCAAGATCGCCGCCTACGCCGAAAAAGCCGAAGCCGAATTCAAGGCCACCGGCAAAGAATCCGCCGACACCAAAGCCGCCATCGAAGGCCTCGGCCTGAAGCAGCGCGAGCTGGCCGACGAGATCCTGCAACTCAAGCAGCGTGGCGTCGCCATGCCCGACGACAAGCCAGGCATCACCTCCTGGGGAAAGCAGTTCACCGACTGCGCCGAATACAAAGGCAAGCTCAACCTGCTGGCCCAGGGCATGAAGGTCGGCAACATCGGCTTTGAGATCAAGAACACCCTCACCGGCTCTGATACCAACGTCGCCCCGGACCGCCGCCCCGGCATCGTCGGCGGCGCCTTCCAGCCCCTGAGCATGGAAACCCTGTTCGCCCACGTCCCCACCGCCTCCAACGCCATCGAGTTCACGAAAGAAAACGTGTTCACGAACAGCGCTGCCGAAGCGGCAGAAGGCGCGGCCAAGGCCGAATCCGCCCTCACCTGGACCCTGGTGAACATGCCCGTCTCCACCGTGGCCCACTGGATCAAGATCAGCCGCCAACTGGCCGCCGACAACGCCGCCCTGGCCGCCTACGTGGACACCCGGATGCGCTACGGCGTCAACCGCAAGGTTGAGACGCAACTGGTCTCCGGCGACGGCACCGCCCCCAACATCAGCGGCATCCTGGACAGCGGCAACTACACCGCCCACGGCTACGCCAACGCGGATCTGGGCTCCACCCTGAAAAAGCTGGTGCTCATCCGCAAGATCATCGGTGATCTGGAGGCCGCCGGCTACATGCCCGACGCCATCGTCCTCAACCCCGCCGACTGGGCCACCATCGAAATCGACCTCATGACCACCGCCGCAGGCCAAACCCTGTACAGCGTGGGCGATGGCGGTCAGGCCCGCCTGTTCGGCCGTCGCGTGGTGCCCGCCGTCGGCATGACCGCTGACAATGTGGCCGTCGGCGACTTCGCCCAGGCCGGCACCATCTACGACCGCGAAGGCGTCATCGTGGAAATGTCGGATTCCGACTCCGACAACTTCACCAAAAACCTCATCACCATCCGCGCCGAGCGCCGTCTGGCCCTGGCCACCGAGCGGCCCGCCGCCATCCGCGCAGGTGATCTGACCCCGGCGTAATAGCTGGCTGAGGCAGCACAGCCCGCCCTGGGCAACTGGGGCGGGCTTTTTATTGCACCAACGAAAGGCGCACCATGCCCGAACTCGTACAGGTCCGCATCAAAGGCCTTGTGATTACCCAGCAGTACGGCGCCCTCAGTAACGGCGACATCCTGCGCACCACCCCAGAATTTGCCAAGCACCTGGTAGAAGACTGCCACGGCGCCGAATACATCCAGGCCGGCGAAGCTGCGCCGGAAAAACCCAAGCGCGGCCGCAAACCAAAAGCCGAACCCGCCGCAGCGCAACCCGAGCAGCCTGCCGCGCAACCCGTGCCAACTGAAGCGGCAGAAACCGCGCTCGACCAGACACCGCCAGAAACTGACCCGGCCAGCGAATAACCATGGGCCTCAGCCTGCTCATCGCCCCGGCCACCGAGCCGGTCACGTTGTCGGAAGCCAAGCTGCATCTGCGCGTCGAACACAGCGCCGACGACACGCTGATCACCGCCCTGATCAGCACCGCGCGCCAGACCGCAGAGCATCGTACCGGCCGCGCCTTGATCACCCAGCAATGGCGCATGACGCTCGACGCCTGGCAGGACAGCATTGAGCTGCCAAACCCGCCGCTGATCGGCATCGAAGCCATCACCTATCTGGATGATGCAGGCACCCGCCAGATCCTGGCCGGCAGCAGTTATCAGGTCATCACCGACACCACACCCGGCAACGTGCAGCCCGCCTACGGCGCCACCTGGCCCACCGCCCGCGCCGTCGCCGGCAGCATCCGCATCGACTACACCGCCGGCTATGCCAATGCCGCAGCAGTCCCGCAGCCCATAAAAGCCTGGATGCTGCTGGCCATCGCCACCTGGTACGCGCAGCGAGAAGCCAGCGCAGAACAAAGCAAGACCGCAGAACTCCCACGCACCTTCTGGGATGGCCTGCTTGACCCCTACCGCCTGACCGGCATCTGAAAAAGGTAAACCATGACCATCCGATTTATTCAAAGCTGGAACGGATACCAGCCCGACCAGATCGTCAGCGGCCTGACCAACGAAGCAACCATAATTGCCGCTGGAATTGCTCGTTCGGACATTGATGGCGACAACGATGGAGAG